AGCATGAGATGGACGTTCGGGCCGCCACCTGCCCCACCGGGCGACAGCATAATCGACGGCACGTTCTGCACGAGCGACCGCGAGTCCCACGGGCGCGCCCACTGCGTCGAGTTCCACTGTCCCATCGCCGACGCCCACGTTGTGTCTTCGAGCGGGAGGAACGGTCCCGCCGCGACGAACGTGTCGTGGAAGAACCGGCTCGACCACGAGTTGTTCTCAAGTTGGACGCGAAGTAGCTTGTTCGGTGTCGGCGATGGAACACCGTTGAGGACCGCTGGATACATCACCCAGACTTCGTCAAGATCAGGCACGAACACTGTGAACAGCGTCACACGCGCGGGCGTGTTGAAGTCGCCAACCGCCGAGAGGAACTCATTAAACACGGCGTCGCCGATGCTGTCGAGCGTATAACCGCCCTGGTACGCGTACACGCCGAAGTGGCCGACGAGGACATGCTCACCGCCGACATTGACCGCCGAGCCTTGACTCTGCGCCCCCTCCAACTGCGTCATATACTCCCAGAACAGTATCTGGTTCAGCACGCCCAAGTACGACGCCCGCATGATTGACGCTTCACGGTACAAGATCATCCACGGTCCGAGCGCGAGGAGCGACAGGATCGCGTCGTCCGTGTCGAGAAGATCGTACACCGCCGCGATGCCTGTTGACCAGTTCGTCGGGTCCGCGGCGTCGCTCTGCCGCACACGCGCCGGGAAGTGCGTGCCGGACTCGTCCGTGTTCCCGATCAAGAGGAGTTCATGGAACACCGCCATTGTCCTACACGTCGTCCCCGACGGCAACCCCGGCAACACCGTCACGACGTTGTTGAAGTAGTACAAGATCGGATCAATCCCGTTCGAGAAGATAATCCACTCGTTCGCGGGGAAGAGGACGGCACTGATCTGACTCTTCTGTATGTCACCGTTGAGGAACGTGCCGACCACGACCGTCGCGCCCATCGCGACCGACCGACCCGCAGGCACAGCGTCGTCCGTCGTGATGTCAAGCATCGACACGTTATTCACAACCGTAATCAACTGCACACCGTTGTCGAGCGTGATCCCGACAAGTGTGCCCGGCGCGATGTCCGTCACGTCATCCAGCGAGAACGTCATATCACCCGCTGCCGCAGTCGCCGTCGTCGCATGGAGCATCGTAAGCGACGCAAGTTGCCACTGTAGGACAGCCGAGTCCCACCGATACACACGCTCCGTCGTGAACAACAACAGCACATTCGACCCGTCAGCGTAGAACGCCTCGAACGTCCCCTGCGCGATCCCAATGTACTCGGCCCCGAACGGCACATACCCAGTGTCAACCACCAGTCGTCCTGACACGATGTGAAGCGACTGTAGATCGACCGCTTCATTCTCGGCGAGGTCTTCGGGCGACTTGTCCGTCCGCATGCCGCCCGTGAGGAGAGGCAAACGCACACGCTGCGGCGTCTCTTGCGCCGGTTTGAGTTGTCGAGCGTCTGCTTCGACTGCGGCTGACTGCGCCATCACTGCACCGTGATCGGAATAGGCTGTTGACGGTCGATCAGGCTTGCGGGCGGCCCGACCTGCATTCTAACGATGTCGTCCGAGAATATCAAGAACTGAAACGGGTCCGCCGCAAAGTCGGCTTGATCCTGATCGCTCATCGTCCATGGGAACAGCCCGACGAAGTTGATAATTCCGCCCCACGATGACGTAGTGAGCGCCTGCTCCACGTTCCCGATATGACAGATCACATTCGCGTCGGTGAAGTTGTCGTTCGTGCTCCACGTCAACGCGCTGCCGAGGTTCTTCCCATTGACGTATTGGTTGATAGCCGTGGTGGATTTCGACGCGCCGATGATATAGTTCTTGTTGTCATTCAACGCGCCGAATGTGTTGGGGCTTTGGACAAGCGTGCCTGCGTCGTTACGATACGCAATCGTCATCCCCGCAGTCGATGCTCTGATCCCGAGCTGGATAATGTCGTTGCCGCTCGCAGCCCGTTCTGAGTAGATGAAATGCCCCGTCGTCCCGCCCGCCTGTGTGTTCGATCCCGCCACTACGATCGACCAATTAGCCAGCCCGCCGAGTATTGGCCCCGTCTTCACGGTCCAGTAGTTCGTGCTCGCGGAAGAGATGCCATAATGCCCAGTCCCGCGCGTAGACGCCGCTGCTTTGGGAGTGCCTGTTGGTGTGCCTGCGTTGTATTTCCCCATGACGTCAATAGGTCTACCATAACCGAGCACCCAGAACGCCGATACGCCGCGCCCGACGAAATAGTTCGACCTGTCAATCCCGATCGGCGGCGCGCAGATGAACTGGCGCAGTCGTCGTGGGCGGAGGAGTTGCGGCGAGTACATGACTCAGTACTGCATCGCCCACGGCCCGAGCATGATTGCCCACGTCGATGGCATTGTGACGCCCGAGACGTTCTGCACAATCGTCTTGAACGGACCTGTCGGCAGCGGCGCAACGAACCGTCCTTGACAGTACCGAATGTTTCCTGCCGCATACGCCGCATTGTCGAGCGTGAACACGAAGTCGGGCGACCGCGAGATAGCTTGGACTGTTGTACTCGGTGTCGCGGTCAGCGTCTCGAACGTCGTGCCGCCGTCGAACGAGGGGAGGAACCAGCCTTGAAGTATGCCGCCCGCTGACGGCGTGAACGCACCGCCCGACTCGAACCACAGATCGCCCTGCGCGCCCTGGTCCATGTCAACTTGACGAATGATGCCAGTGTTGTTCCAGTAGCTCGACGTGACCGCGGCGCCGTTCGCCAGGGCGCTCGCCTCACCGCCGATCAGGACCGGATAGTTGTAGACATTGACTGCCGTACCAGTGAGAGTCGAGCTTGTCGCCGTGAGGAGAGTGATCGCCGTAGCACTCGCGACGGCTGCGATGAGATCGGGCGCGTGTCCACCGCCGCCTAGCGTAAGAAGCTGGCCTTTGAGGAGCGAGCCTCCCGACCGTCCTGTCGTCTGCGGATTGAAGTTCAGCGTGTCAAGCGTCGTATTCGTGTGTGTATTGCCGGTGCCGCTGACGACCGCCGGGCTAAGATACCCACTATTGCCGAGTGCTTCGAGGAAGTTCGTGGGCACGTCTACGTCTCCTTGCCGACAAGCGTGGCGTAGAAGCCCGCGAACGCTGCGTCCGGACTGGCCGGCCCCCGAAGCCGCAGTACGTCACCTTTCGCGAACGCTACTGCCACACCCCCCACCGTCGCGAACGTCGGTGTGACTGTCCCTGCCGCGATCGTGATCGAGCCGACGTTTGTGTACGTGTTCGGCGTAGCCGACGCTGCCTGATCGACATCAATAACAGTACTCGCACTCGCGTTCGCAGCCCCGCCCGCCTCTGACGAATACTGCAAGAAGTCCCCGAAGTTCGCCGCGAACGTCACCGCGACCGGGAAGCGATGGTGGAGGAGGTCTTGACTCGCGGTGAGGATGCCGTTCACGTTCGTACTGACTGCGTAGCGTTGGCGTTCGTTCGTCCATTTCGATGTCGCGGTGAGATAGACGAGAATGTCGTCGTTCGCGGGCGACGTGATCGAGACGTCAGTGAGACCAGAGAGGACGGTTGAGCCAGCGCCGCCAGTGGCACCCGTCGCACCAGTAGCGCCCGTGGCCCCAGTGGCCCCAGTAGCTCCCGTTGATCCGGTCGCTCCCGTAGCGCCGGTACTGCCTGTGGCACCCGTCGCACCCGTCGCTCCGTTACTACCAGCAGCCCCCGTAGGTCCGGTTGGACCTGTGCTGCCGGTCGCACCGACTGCGCCTGTCGCACCCGTATCGCCTGCGGGACCAGTCGCCCCCGTATTCCCGACTGCGCCAGTTGGACCTGTCGGGCCAGCCGGCCCCGTTGGACCCGTCGCCCCTGTCGGACCCGTCGCCCCACCACTGCCTGTCGCACTGACTGTCGATCCACTAACACTGAGTCCTGTGCCAAACGTGATCGGCCCTTTGATCGTCGTAGGCATTTAGTACCGTGGATACCATGTGCGATCCAGTGCATTGAACCGCCACGATGTGCCCCCGCCAGCCGCGAGTACTGTACCAGTGACACCGAGAAGCGTGTCTCCTGCTGCCGCACTGACGTTGAGCGCGCTGATGTCTTGTGTCGTTGCGATCTCGAACGGGTCTTCATCGCGTCCTGGCGGCAGTGTGACGTTGAGCGTCGCAATCGCTCCCGCCGGTGTGATCCAGAGCACTTTCTGCCCGAGCGGGAGCGTAATCGTGTCGCCCGTAAGTGGCACTGCGGTCACGTGCGGCCTGTTCACAGCTTCCGCCGTCCGCCGAAAGAAGTCGAGGATGCCCGTCATGAGCATCCGGACGTGATCGAGTCTACTAAGGTCCGTGACCTCTAGCGACGGGAATGAGACTGGAAGCTTCATTCATCACGGCGTGATGTTGACGACGCCAGCGTTGTCCCAGAGTGCTCGACTCGCAGCAGGCGCACTCGTTGGCA